CCTCGATCGGAATGGTGGGTGCGGTGCCCTGAATGCTGCGCACAGTCGCCGGGGTGACCCGGCCGATGCCAGCTCGCATCAGCCGCTTCGCCTCGGCCTCGGTGATCGGCGTGCCGCCGACCTCGCCGTTGTGGGTGTAGCTCGCTACGGAGGGGACGTCGACCAGGCCCATGCCCGGCACGAACAGCCGCGCCAGGCCCTGGTCATCCTTCACGGCGACGCCATAGGGGAGAGCGTCACCCCGGTCCTGCAACTTCCAGTACTTCACTCCTCTCACCTCCTACTTGTCTCCATCAGGTGCAACCGAATTCGAGGACCATTCTATTCCCATTGTTCCTCAATGCACCCCAGCAATTCCCGGCGGGAAGACGAGGGTCTTCATGTTCGCCTCCATCTGGGCGTTGGCGGCGGCCTTCGCCTCGGGGGAGGAGGTCGTGGAGCGGGCGGTGTCGTAGAGGTCGTGCTGGGCCATCTTGACGTCGAAGGACTGCTGGGTGTGGAACTGGACCTCGAAGGTCTTGCCGTCCTTCGTGATGTTGGTGTTGATCCCCCGGTAGGTCGCGTCGGGGAGGCCCCAGGTGTTCTCGACCTCCACGAGGTAGCCCCGGCGGCGGTAGTCGTCCAGCACGTTCTGGGTGCCGGTCGCCAGGTCACCGGGCGGTGCCACCATCGTGTACCGCAGCGTGTCGCCGAGCTTCGCCCCGTACTGCTCGGGGGTCAGTCCCTTCTGCACCGACTTGCTGAACAGCTTCCGGGTGAGGGAGTCCTGGGTCTTCAGCCGGTGCTGCAGGCCCAGCAGGAAGCCGCCGTTGCGCGCGGCCATGTTGACCAGGCCGGAGGTGACGTTCGGCTCCAGCTTCGCGTACTCGCCGAGCAGCTTCCCGGAGACCGCCCACGACTGCGCGAGCCGCTGGCCGTCGGCCGCGTTGAACACGCCGACGTCCTTGATGGCCGGGACACCGGCGGGCCAGAACGGCTGGCCGGGGCCGGTCGACGGGGCGATGAGCTGCACCGTGGTGTCGGCCGCCGCCGAGAACGAGCTGTCGACGTTGGGGACCGGATCGACGTAGGGGTGGTTCAAGATCGCGGCGTTGTCCAGCGCCAGCGTGGGGTGGTGATCCCCGGTCCCGCCGGTGCCGATGAAGTCGCCGGTCTTCAGGTCGAAGACGCCCTCTTGGTTCCGGTCGCGCCCAGCCTTGATCGCGCTCGCGCGGTCGGGGAAGACGTCGGTGACCTCGACCATGTAGGCGTCGCGGTCCTCGGAGTACCAGCCGCCGAGCATGGCCCCCTTGCTGAAGTGGTCCCCGTGGGCCTCGATGACGTCGGCGACGGCGTTGGCGAAGTCCTCGCGGCTGACGTCCCCCCGGCCGACGATGCGCTCGGTGCCCGGCCGGGCGACGGCGACGCCGTCCACCGAGCCGACCTTGACCAGCGTGCCCTTCTTCGGGTTGTACGTGAACCCGCCATCGGCCTTCAGGGCGTCTAGCAGCTCGCCGGGAGGGTGCGGTGCCCGGCGAGCCCGAGAGGCGCTGGGGGCCGACTTCAGGGCCAGCGTGGGGTGCTCCCGTCGCTTGCCCGCCACGATCGCGCGGGCGTAGGCGTCCAGCGGGATCCAGCCGTGCTTCCAGTGCCGGATCTTCCCGGCCATCAGCCGCGCAGCTTCCGGTTCTGCGCCGCCAGGTAGCGCGCCTCGGTGGCGGCGCGCTTCGCTGCGGTCTCCTCCAGGTGCTTCTGGTAGCGCTTCTGCTGCTCGGCCCGCTTGGCTGCCGTGGCGGCCAGGTGTGCGGCGTACCGCGCCCGACGCTCCTCGTCCTTGTCGACGTGCGGCGAGGAGACCGACGCGCGCCGGGCGTCGCGGTAGGCCTTCATGTCGTCGGAGTCGACGGCCGACAGGCCCCGGCGGTAGGCCTTCATGTCGTCGGAGCTGGCGCTGCCGCGCGGGTCCGGGTGCTGGTGCTTGGCCACCTGCGCCCGCGCCCACGCCGTGATCGGGATCCAACCGTGCTTCCAGTGCTGGACCTTGCCCTTGGCCATCAGTGTCCCTTCGGCGGTGCCAGCGTGGTGATCGGCTTGGTCGTCGGCCGGGGGTCACGGCCTGCCTTGATGTCGGCGATCTTCGCCTTCATCTCGTCCGTCAGGTGCGTCGTCGTGGTCATCGCGGTGTGACGACCCCCTTCTGAACGAAGCCGCCCGACTTGGGGATCGGGATCCGGCCGAGCTTCGCGCCGCCGTAGACATCGTGCAGCATCGCCAGCACTCGCTTGCTCTGCGGCGTGGCGTTCTCGCCGTTGAACCAGCCCTCGGCGAAGGCCTCGGCGAACCACTCGAACTGGTTGCCGGTCCCGTAGACGGTCTGGTCGTTCAGGGTGTCGACCATCCACCGCTGCCTGGTCTCGCCGGAGTGCCCCTCCAGGCCGATGTCGGCCGCCGTCACCCGCTCGGTGGCGATGGCGTCGCCGCGCCGCTTGGCCGTGGCGGTCTGCATCTCCAGCGCGTGGCCCATCTCGTGGACGACGGTGGCCCTGGCGAACGCCTCCGGGTCGTCGGTGAACTGCCCGGCGATGGCCCCGTGGTCGCCGAAGTTCTCGTGGGCGATCTGGCGCTGCTTGTCATCGAAGGCGTTCTTGGACAGGCTGATCCGGCGACCGTCCCAGGTGGTGATCCCGAGGATGCCCTCCTTGCCCTGGGTGGCCACGATCTGGATCGGCTGCATCTTGGGGAACTCGGCCTTGACCTCGTTGTAGGCGTCGGCGACGACCTGCTTCTGCGCCTCGTCCATCTCCCAGGCCTCGCCGTGGTCGCTCCCGAGCGGGTCGTAGGCCGAGGACTTGTAGGCGACGAACTCGACTCCGTCCACGGTGTCGACCTTGCGATAAGTGGCTGCCCGGCGGGCAGCGGCGTCCTTGTCCGCCTGCGGCTCGGCAGCATCGACGTCCGCCATGACCTTGGCCATGATCGTCTTCCGTGCAGCCTTGGCCTTGGGGGAGTTCGCGCCGTACATGATCTCGGCCGCGCGGATCTTCTCGGCCGGGCTCATGTCGGAGTAGTTCTTCCGCATCAGCGCGGCATCCGAGATCTTCTGGTCCTTGGCGAGCGCCTTCTTCGTCATCGCCACCTTGGCGGCGTCCGACGGGGGATTCCACTTCGGCTTGTTGTCGGCGGGCGGCACCCAGTTCGGGGGCTTGCGGGTGCGCTTCGGGGGCTCGCCGACCTTCTCGGCGGCAGTGCGGCGGCGGACCGTCTTGACGTGCTCCTCCACGGTCGGCGCGTCGGTCAGCTTGAAAGTCGTCTTGCCCTGGCGCTTGGCCACCTGCGCGCGGGCGAAGGCGTCCAGCGGGATCCAGCCGTGCTTCCAGTGGTGGATCTTGCCCTTGGCCATCAGCGCCGACCCTCCAGCTTCACGATCTGCGTCTCGATACGGGCGAGGCGCTTGTTGATGCCGTCCAGGCGCTCGCGCCAGGCCGGGTCAGTCTGCCCTCTGGACGCCTGGCCGTAGGCGCGGGCGAGGGCGTCGCGCTTGTTGCGCAGCGTCCGCAGCGCCTGTTCGGGGGTCTTGGCCCTGGCGCGGTTGGTGTCCCGGCGGGCCTGCTGCTCGGTCCGGATCGGGTCACCATGCGGACGCAGCACCGGGCCCACCTCGCCGTGGTCGTCCACCTTGTACCGGGTGGCCCGCAGCTTCTCGGCACTGGTCCCTCCGGCGTCGCTGTAGAACCGGCCGAGGTCACGGTCGTTGATCGCCGCGCCGGGGTCGTGCCTGGCCGACACCGGTACCGGGATGCAGTGGCAGCCGGGGTGCATGGCCATCAGGTGGTTGGAGTGGTAGACGCGGGTCGAGTCGGCCACGCAGAGGCCGCACGAGCCCTCGTGGGACAGCTCGGCGTGCAGCACCCGGCGGTAGCCGGTGATCAGCCCGGCGTCGGCCGCGCTCGCCATGGTGGCCGCCGCCTGGTTGCGTGTGGCCAGCGCGACGTTGAGCTGGGTGCCCCGGCGGACCCGCTCGACTGCCGCGTCCAGCGGGCTGGTCAGCTCGGTGGGGGTCGACACCCCGGCCTCGACGTCGGCGATGAACTGCTTGTCCAGCAGCGACTGCTGGTAGCGGTAGGTGTCGGCCGCCCGGCCGATCACCCCGGCCGTCGTCACCCCGGTGCGGACGCCGCGCTCACCGGCCAGGCCCAGGGTGTTGCGGATGCCGATGGCCCGGTACCGCTTGCCCGACAGGTTGGCGATGGCGTCGGCGATGAAGGCGTCGGTCGACCGGGCGGCGGCGCTGCTGAAGCTGTCGACCACCCGCGCGGTGCGCTGCGCCAGGTCGGTGACGGCGTCGGTCTCGTAGAACAGCTCCGCGTCGCGGCCGGTCGCCACCTGGCTGAGGAAGTAGGCGGTGCTGGCGTTCTGCGCGGCGGTGCTCGTCGCAGCCACCTGGGTCGCCTGGGACTCGATGGCGAAGCTGCTCTGCGACGCGACGACCGGCGCGGTCACGGCGCAGGAACCGGTGCCGCCCGCTGCTCACGCGGCGCGGCGGGCTGGCGCTGCTGGCCGCCGGGCTGCGGGGGAGTGGCCCGACCCTGGACCGGCTGCGGCTTGGGCACACCGGCGGCGGCCATGGCGGCGTCCTTGGCCATGTCCTGATCCAGCGCCGACATCGCGCGGTCGGCCATCGCCGGGTCCATGCCCCAGATCTCGGTGAGCTGGTGGTAGCGGGGGACGGTGCCCTTGGTCTGGGCGATGGCGTTGGCGCGCTCGGACATCGACGGGCGGTCGGCCGGTGCCCACATGATCTCGATCTCGCCCGGCACGGCGCGCTCGTCGTCGCCCAGGGTGCGGAAGATCAGCTCGGCCACCAGCTCGTGGTTCAGCTCCCAGCGGTCCATGCGCTGCTCGACCTTGAAGGTCAGCGTCTCCCGCTGGAGCGAGGCACCCTCGGCCGACCCGTTCGCCGCGTCCGGGGTGATCGAGTACAGGGGCGTGCCGGAGGTGGCTGCCAGGTCCTTGATGTCGTCGCGGATGGCCATGAGGATCGGGCCGAGGTCGACTGCACCGGACTCCCAGATCTCGACCGACGCGGGGATGTTCCAGATCGCGCCGGGGTCGGCGACGAAGATCGAGTCGTAGTCGATCTCCTCGCCGGTCTTCGGGTCGGCCTTGGGCAGGCCCTTCATCGCCCGCTGCTTGAAGGCCTGCACCGTGGCGATCGTCATGCGCTGCAGGATCTGCTGGGTGATGCGGTCCAGGACCGGGATGTGCGGCTCGAACTCGGCCTGGCAGTCCTCGTTCTCGAAGACGACGACCGGGCAGAGCGGGTCGGTCTCGTCGTCGCCCTGGAGCCATTCCGGCTCGCCCTCCAGCGCTTCGAACTCCTCGTCCCAGTCGAAGGCCTGCGCGTGGAACTGGTTGCCGAGCAGCGGGGTGGAGACGTTGCGCGAGCGGCGGGCCACCAGGACGCGGCCGGGCAGGTAGAGGTAGGCGACGTCCTGCTGGTGGGCCTCGTCGTAGAACAGCTTCAGCGCGGCGATGACCTTCAGCGGGTCCGCCGGGTCGGTGATGGCCGTCATCTGCCGGGGGTCCTCGGCGGTGACCAGGAGCTTGCCCTGGGCGTCCTTGCCGACGATCACGTAGCCCTTGCGCATGGCCAGGGCGTACTTGTGGACGTCGAGCGCCCAGAGCTTGCCGCGCGACTTCTTCCAGATCTTGAAGCCGACGACGTCGCCGCCCTCGTCGTTGTCCTTGGCCGTCCGGATGCCCCGGATGCGCAGGCGGGACAGCACGGCGGCGACGATCAACCGCTCGAAGTTGGTCCGGGACTGCGCGATGAACCAGCGCACCGCCTCGGCCTGGTTCTTGTTG